TTATGCGGCTCTCGAAACCTCATTTGCCCACATTTTGCCCACATTCTCACGCGCCAGCATCTCACCCATGCGCTCCGACAGCTCGTCCAGATCATCATCGAAAAGGTCGGCGTACACGTCCAACGTCATGGCCGCGCTCTTGTGCCCCAACTGCCGTTGCACGGCCTTCACGTTCGCGCCCGCTCTGACCATGAGACTCGCGGCCGTGTGCCTCAGGTCATGGATTGTGAGGTGGCCGGGTATGCCGGCACGCCGCAGGCCGACCGACAGCCAACCGTCATCGCGGCTCGCATTACCCCACTCGCGTATCATCATGCCCTCGCGTCCCGGCTGTTCAAATAACAGGTCGCCGGGTTTCCGGTCTGCGCACAGTCTGCGCATGATCGGGTCCAGCACGACCGGGTACATGATGGCGCGGGCCTTGTAGGTCTTGGTGTCATCGGGGATGATGACGCCGCCCACCATCGGCGCGCTCACTCCTATATATATACGATGCTTTTCAAGATCGACGTCCATCACCCTCAGGGGTATGAGTTCACCCCATCGCATGCCGCATAGTCCAAGCACGAGGACGAGGTCTCGTCTCCATGGGGTGACGCTGCCTGCCAGCCGGTCAAGCTGTTCGGCGGTGAGATACACGTGCTTCTTCCTGCGCTTGCGTGGCAGTTCGATGCCCCTCGCTGGATTGTCCGGAATACGCCGGTCTTTCTTCGCGTCGTCCAATATTCCGGCGAGCACGCCGTGGGCGCGGAGGACGACGCTAGCGCTTCGGGGTTTGGCGAGCACTATCTCGTTGCCCCGCTCGTCCTTGACGGTCTTGCCCTGGCTGATTCCGGTGACCCATTGTTGCGTCGTCTCGCGGGTGACTGCGGATACCGGGGTGTTGCCCCATTCCGGTTTCACCCACTTCTCCCATGCGCCTTCGAGGGTACGGTAATGGCTGGGCTTGGTGCTGAGCTTCTTCTTGGCCAGCCAGGCGGGCCCCAGCTCCCCCACCGTCGCCTTGCCGGCCTGCGGGTCGATGTACGTTCCCTCGGCCTTGGCTGTGGTGACCCTTTTCGCCGCCCAATTCTCCGCATCGATTTTTCTCTTGAATCCACGCTTGTCAGTCTGCGTGCCGTCCGGCTTGCGATACCTCACGCGGTATCTGGTTTCGCCTTTGCTAGTCTTGTATCTGGTGACGTTGGCCATTTTTATTACCTGCTTAATAATGGAAGATTCACGTTTTAACCGGTTTTAATGTGATTTAATGGGACTGTTGCTGAATTGAACCAACCGAAAGGCAATCGCGCATGCCGATCGTATACCCATCGATGAAGGCCTCGGACCTGTTCCGTACCCTTCGTGGTCTGGGATACGGGATTGACCGCGCGAATGGTTCGCATAAAAGAATGAAGGCGGAGGGTCGTCCACCGTTGACCTTTGCCTTCCATGACGGGCAGACTGTTCCGCCCGGACTGGTAAAGAAGACACTGGTGAAGGACGTCGGGTTATCCGAAGAGGAGATCCGCGGTATCCTCGGGCAGAAATGAAGAGGCGCAACATGGATACACGACAGGTGAACATCACCTATCACAGGGAAGACGGCGTATGGTGGGCCGAATCCGATGATATGCCGGGATTCTCCGCCGCCGGCGACACGTTCGCCGAAACCCGCAAGCTCGCACGCGAGGATATACCGTTCTTTTTCGATGACAACGAGCCCACCACCATTCGTGAATTTTTGGACAACGGGACTGAAGTTGTTCCGAACAACACCATCTTCGTGTTTCCCACCCCGGAGCTGATGAAGAACGGCGGCAAAGGCGAGTATTTCGAACCGGTCAACGTGTCCACCACCGCCAACCAGGGCATCGAAGAACGCAGAATGGTGGCCTGACATATGAGTGAGGTTTCTGAACGCGCGTCGATTATCGTGCAGCTCGCCAATTTCGCCGCCGTGGACGGTTCCGGTATGGGGAATGTTCTTGGCTCCGGTGCCAATATCTTCCCCCTCACGCCCAATGGCATGACGCCGCGATTCACCGTGTTCACGGAGATACACGTGCCGGCGGATATATGCCCGTGCGAGGTGGCCGTCGAATACTCCCTGCGTGACGAGAAGGGAGACGTCGTCGAGGTTGCCGGTCCGATGCCCCAATCCTTGCGTATCGCGAACATCATGACGATTGATGCGGGCCTTGCTGGACTCCCCCTCGACCAAAGGAACCATATCGGTGCGGTCAGTCTCGGAACACTGGATTTCTCCAACGGACTCGCACTCGCGCCGGGGAATTATTCGTGGCGCGTGACTCTTGACGGAGACGATGAGCATGCTGCGGAACGATTGTTCTGCGTTCCCAAGCCTGTCACCCCTCCTGTATTTGGGTAAATCTGACATTTCGGGTATGGCTTCGCCCCGTGTAGGATAGTGGGCGAAGCGTCCTCCTTTCTTGAACTAGCTGGATTCTTCAACCGCCCTGTTGGCGCTGCAACGCCGGCAGGGCAATATTTTTATCTAAGCGATTAACGCATACGTCTCCCCGGCTCGTAGAATCAAGGTATGGGTAAACATGGGACGAAGAAGACCACAGCGCAATCTGTCATAATGACAGTTCTGTCCGTTCTGTGCTATACGGCGGGCGCGTTCTGCGCGCTGTTCGTTTTTGTCGGCGCTTGGCCTATGCTCATCTTCACAGCGTTCTTCATCTTTATCGGCATGTTCGCATATAAACATCGCTTCGACAAGAGAGGAGGTGATCCAGCCGTCTCTCGCACTCCAGTTGACGGGTCCACGGTGCAAAGAAAATCGCCGGACACGATTCCCGCTCCAGCTGAGTCCCATGTTGCCGGAACAGTCGAATACCTCGTCTACAACTACAACGAGCCGGTTGTGGCGAATATTCCGCGAGACAGGATATTCACCGCTGAAATCATTCGACGCAGGATGAACGTGCCTTTCCATGGAAACAGGGATCTCGGCTATGTCCTCGGAGGCGGTAACGGCAACGGCTATGTGCTTTCCTACAACGGCGCACCGTTCGGCGTGATTCCGAATGACAGGCTCTGCGCCTATCTTGATGACGTCCACGCACGCACCATCAGCTGCGTCTGGCATGAATGGTACGAACCGACCATCAAATCGATCAAGGCTCTCGCACCCTCCACACGAAGAAGCCGTAGCGAACGGATCATAGCGTCCATGATTGGTGCCGGAAAATGGGACAGCGTGGACGATGTTGATTCCATTAAAGCCAGCGATTATAAACCGAACGCGATGGCGGACAGTCTGTTGTCCGGCAGGGGCTTCATTGACATCGAGGTGTCCCTGGACATGATTCCAACGCCTAAGGGCTCCTACGCCAAACCGCATGTCGGCATCTTCCACGACGGAGCGGCTCTGTTTGAGTTCGACGCGCGGAAGATGGTCTATGGAGAGCTGGTGCGCCACGCCGGTCAGAACGCGCTGGCCCGAGTCGAAAAGAAACTGTCCAACGACGGGAACGGCAGCCCTTATTACTCCATCATGCTTGTGTTCCAATCAGACACCTCCTCTCAGGCGTGATTACTGCAAAGTCATGTAGGCATTGCTGATAATCGGTGATGGTTTGTATGGTCAGGTCGAGCTCCGAGGCTATGAGCCAAGGCGCTCCTCCGTATGTTTGTTCTGCTTGACGGTATTTTTGCGAATCTACTAGGAGCCGCGCTGCCTCCAATCTGGTACGTTGCTCGTGCATTCCGCATTGGTAGTCGGCGTGCAGCCAATGGACGAGTTCGTGTATGAGCACGCATTTTTTTGCGGTGTATGTAAGTCTTCTGTCTATGAGAATGACGCGGTTTGCTTCTGAGTAGCAACCCCACATATTGTCTAAGATGTCGCTTTCTACGGTGACATCTATTCCGCTCGAATAAATCGCCATGCGCATGGGGCCATAGTTCATGTGCGTGTCGAACGGAATAAGGCGTTTCATGCCGATGCTTCTCCATCGTGGTTCATGTAATAGTCCTTTCCCTCTGCTCCGTAAGCCGCAAGGCTGACATCGCTCTTGTGTGCCAGACGTTTTGTCTCCGCTATCCGCGATGCCGTTTGCGCTTTCTCGTAGGCGATGCGGGTTATGTCGGCGGCGTTTGCTCCGAGCGCTTTGCATAGATCTCCAAACACATCGATGGGAATTTGTCTTTGTCCTTTTAGATAGCGAAGAACGGTGACGGGACTCAGTCCGACTTCTTCTGCGATGTCATCGTTGGTTTTTCCCATGCGGGCTTTTTGGGCTCGAAGCTCTTCTGCGATGGCTTCGGCAAATTGATCTCCATATTCGGTCATGGATAAAGAATAACACATATCGGGAAGGAAATTAACCATATAGATTAAAAACTAACTTGACTAACTATCCAAATGGTGCTTACATTAACCATATGGTTAATCAAGAAAGCACCACAAAACAGGTGGCAAATAAAATCGCAGCCGCGCTGGAAGCCGCGAAGCGCTCCGTTAAGTGGCTTTCCGACCAATCAGGGACACCCTATGTGACCCTTCGTCGACAGCTCAGCGGGAAAGCCTCCATTTCCATTGGTCAGATTGCCGTTTATGCGGATTGTCTGCGTGTTGAACCGATGACAATGCTCCCTGACTCATTCATAGCGCTCGCTGGCAAGGAGGTGGCGTGATGGTGTGGTGGAAGCACAATCGTCAGGCATGCCAGTCCGGACAGGCCGAGGGGCCGATGCCGACACCGTTGCCCTGTCCGTTATGCAACGGCCATGCCGAGGCGGTGATGGATTCGTGGACGTCAGGCGGATACGGATACGACTTCGAACGCTGGGGCTGCCGTTGCGGGGAATGCGGATACGGGTACTACGGCGGCAACCCGCTCTCGCCGTCCGACGAACGGCAGGCCATCGAACGGTGGGACCAGCAGGTCGAGGAAGCGTTGAAGATCATCGCGGAACCGTTGGAGGAATGCCCGTCATGCCATTGCGTCCCGAAGGTCGGGAAAAGCGACGGCGAGGCATTCCTCCAATGCCCGGAATGCCTCAAAATCGCACGCGGCGGCAACCCCATAGAGACCAAGGACAAGTGGAACCGCTTGTGCCTTCAGCGGAAGGCGATGAGGCTCAAAGCCAAACGACAGGCCGCGCAGTTGGAACGAATCATCGGAAAGGACGCGGAGTGATGGATGCGAATTCAATCATTTGGGTCTGCGCGATCATCTGCGTGGTCTGCGCCTTCATCAACGCCAGCATTCGGTGAATAGTCATCGGCCGGCAGCATATCGTCCAATTTCTTGAGGAAGGAGGGAACGTCCATCATGGCATCGTGTCTTATCCAATGCGCGAACTGCAGCAACCGTCGGAATGGTCTCGGCATATGCGAGAACAGGGAAGACCAGCGCAGCAAAGGCCGCGTGGTGGTATGGATATGCCTTGATCCCTTCAACGGGTCACGCATTACTGGATACTCCTTGTACACCACGCGTCCCAATCGCGTGGGCTGCGGGGTCCACAGCACCTTCACTCCGAAATCACATGACGAAACAATGCTCATCATGTCCAGGACGACGAAGAAACGCTCTCCCGGCATCACCCTGTTGATCTTCTGCTGCACCACCAGCTGCTTGAACTGCTGTCCGGGAAAATCGTATTCGTTTACGACGATGCCCTTCATGTTGATTCCCTCAGCCGTCACGGAGAACGCTGGACCATCACCACTGTTCGTCACAATCACCACCATCGTAGTGTTCGATTTCAGAATCCTGCTCCCCGCTGCCTGTACCTGCGCGACCGGTATCGGGTCGATCATGACGTCCGCTGTTGACGTGACGCTTACGGTCCACTCCGCTTCAACTCTGTTTCTCATCGACCACCAGAGGTTGAAGATCGTCAGACAGATCGTTATCGCGGTGAACACCAATCCGATCAGCACTGACGGGGTCTTGCTCACCTCCATCATGAACGTTCCCCAATTAATCATTCTTCCCTCCGTTGGCCGTGTTTTGAATGTCGCAGTTCCAAGCCTACCGGCGGAGGGACCTTATACGGAAAGAGAAAAACATGAACGCCAAAGAGTATGGCCACCACGCGGGTGGCTACCGGAAGGCCGATGGTGGCCCGTCACGCAGATTCATGCGCGGGCTAGTGGTTTGCGCCGTCGTGCTCGCCTTCTGCGTCGGCTGGATTCTAAGCCATGCGGGTTGCGCGCATCCCATCGGCAACGGTTTGGCCGCGCTCATGGGCTTCGGGTTCGTTCCACTCAGACTGATCGCACTGGTGTTGAGCGAGGCGGGCGTCGAATAAGTCTTGCCGGATGGCGTGGAAAACCGTCTGGCATAGCGGAAGGAAAACCGAATAACCCTCGTGATAACTGAAAAAACAACTGACAGATACGGTGTCGGTTTTCTTGGGCCGGTGGACGACGTTTTTCCTGTTCTTCCGTCGTCCGCCATAAGGGCGGCTGCAAGTTGCCCCCGGCACGGCCGGGAGATGGTGCGATTCCATCGCCGTCCACGACCGCAAGGTTACGCAAAAAAGAAAAGCCCCAGCGGCTACTGGGGCGGAAAGAAACTCCACTAGAAAGGATACCCCAATGAGTGCGCCGATACCAAACCTGATGACGGTGGAACAACTCGCCGAACATTACGGGAAGGCGAAGAAGACCATCCAGAACAAGCTCACGCGAGGCTGGGGGCCGACGCCGGTCACCGACCCCGACACCATGCAGGTGCTGGGCTTCGAGGTCGAGGAGGTGGCCCGTTTTGACCGCATCAACAAGCAGACGCGCAAGCAGCGCCTCTACGCCTGACGTGCCGAACGACATGTGGCTTGCGGTCGCGACCGGCTGCTCACCAACCTTGACAATATCCCACCCGGCAGTCGCTGGCGAGCCTCATCGGACTGAGCATCCACGAGGCCGGGCTCACGTTAACGCCGGAGACGCCGTTATGGGCACGGCAACGTTGACCGCGCCCATAACGGACGAGGGGATGCGCATGACGCCCGGCGGGCTCATAGAGGAATTCTATGAGCGTCTGGCTGATTTGAACACGGACATGCGTAACCCCCGCATCTATCTGGTGCCGAAGCCGGGTGTCATCACGGTCGACCGGCCGTCGCGCAGGGTCTCGGCGGTCGTGGAATACGCAGACAAGAAACATTTCAGAAGGAGTAGGTGATGGCCGGAGAGACGACGCTCACCATTGTGGGCAACCTGACGGCGGACCCGGAAATCCGCACGATCGGCACCGGGGCGACGGTCGCGAATTTCACGGTTGCTTCCACGCCGCGCGTGTGGAACCGTCAGACGAACCAGTACGAGGACGGTCAGGCCCTGTTCATGCGCTGCAGCGCATGGCGCGACCTCGCCGCCCACATCGCCCAATCGTTGAAGAAGGGCGTGCGCGTGATCGTCACGGGAAGATTGCAGCAACGCTCCTACCAGGCGCAGGACGGGGTGAACCGCACGATCGTGGAACTGCAGGTGGACGAGATAGGCCCGAGCCTGCGTTACGCGGTCGCGGCAGTGGCCAAGCAGTCCAAGCCCAACGGCCTCCAAAACAACCAACAGGGTCAGCAGTCGTATTCGGGCGGCTCCACGTACGGCAATCCGCAACAGTCGGGCTGGCAGCAGGACGCGCCGCAACCAGCCGCCAACGACCCGTTCGGCCAACCGCAACAACCGCAATCGCCGGAGCAGGATCCGTGGGCCTCCAGCCAGCCCGCTCCTCCGGCCGATGGGCCGGACGACCCGGAATTCTAAAGGAGGATTTTCATGTCGATATCCATAGTGGACATTCCCGTCTCCCAACTGGAGCCGAACCCGCATAATCCGCGCAGGGACGTGGGCGACGTAAGGGAGCTGGCGGACAGCATCAAGGCGCAGGGCATCAAACAGGAACTGCTGGTCACCCCGTCCGGCGACCGGGACGGCAGGCCCATGTACCGCGTGGTCATCGGGCATCGAAGGCTCGCGGCCGCCAGGCTCGCCGGCCTGGACATGGTACCGTGCCGCGTGGAGGAGCTGTCGGCGCGCGAGGAACGCGAGCTGATGCTCGTGGAGAACACGCAGCGCGTGGACCTGACCCCGTTGGAGGAGGCCGACGGCTATCAGGGGCTCCTGGACTTGGGCGTGAAGGTCAAGGAGATGGCCGAACGCACCGGGCGCAGCATGAGACTGGTGCGCGGCCGGCTGAGAATAGCGTCCATCCCCCGATCGGTGCGCGAGGCGTCGCCCGCGTTCGCCCAACTGTCGCTCTCCGAGTTGGAGGACATCGCGGAATTCGACGGCGACGAGAAGGCGCAGGCCAGGCTCGCCGCCAAGGCCGGTTCCAATGATTTCGAATGGCAGCGCAACCGGCTGCGCCGCGAACGCGACCGACGCGAATGGGTGCAGGCCGCGCGCCTGTGGGCCGAATCCAACGATCTGCCCATGCTGCCCGACAACCTCAAACCGGAGGACATGTGGGCGAACCCGACAGGCTACGAGAGGCAGCGGCGTCTCGCCCAGGATTATCCCGGCCCGTTCTCCAAGCAGTGGAGGGACTGGCAGGCCGAGGGCGCGCATCCCGGAGTGGTCATCCGCATCTTCGACGACGAGGGAAGCGTCGTGGCCTACACGCCGGCGAAGAAGACAGCCGAGGAGAGGGAAGACGGGAAGGCCGAAGCGAAACGCCGGATGGAACGGGAGCGCCGCCACAAGGTCAGGGAGCTCGCCCAGGCGTCGGCCGAACTGCGCTGCGAATGGATCCGAACAACCGTTCCCGTGTTGAAGGCGGACGCGCTGCGCGACATGACGGAACGCCTGACCCTGTTGGAGCTGATGGGTGCCGGCGATTCGATGAGAGGCACGAGCCTGGACCCGAACGGGTGGATGCGCATGGTCAAGGCGTACTCCCTGTTCGCCAGACCGTTGCCGGTAGTGGACGAGGACCCGGAGCATGGCGTGTACACGCTCAACATCGCCGAAAACGCAGCGGAACTGCGCCGCCGCCAGTCGGTTCCCTCCCGTCGGGGCGTGGAGCTTCTGCTCCTGCTGCTGGCCCGCAGGGAGGGCGCGATAGACGCGGACACGTGGGACCGTGAGGCCTACCAGTGCGACCTCAAGGGTTTGAACGCCTACTACGAGGTGCTGGAATCGGCCGGCTACGCGGTGTCGGACGCGGAAATGAAGGGGCTGGAGCAGTGAACACGAAAGTGGTTATCAGGGTGCGCAACGGCGATGACGCGCCGGTGAGCGTGGAGCGTCTCGTGGTGGATTCACGCGCCGAGGTGGGTGCGGGCGTCACGCCGATGCTGCTCTCGGACATGCTGGCCCTGCTGGATGATTTGTGCCATGTGACCGATGTGGAGATCAGGAGGGCGGAGCCGTGAGCATCGAACTGGTGGCGAAGGCCAAGAAGACCCGATTGCATGGGGACAGCACGGCGAAACTGCTGCTGATCGTGCTCGCGGATTACGCGAACGACGAGGGCATGGCATGGCCGAGCGTGAAGACCATGGCGGAGGAGACGGAGAAAAGCGAACGCAGCATCCAACTGCTGTTGAGGAAGCTCGAACAGATGCGTCTGATCCGCAAGGGCGACCAGAAACTCGTGGCCAAATACGCGAAGGGACGCCGACCGGTCGTCTACAAGCTGTTCCCAACGGCCAAAAAGAGCGAAGCCCCAATGGACGCAACGGTTGAGAGGGGTGAAACCCACTTCACCCCTGAAACCGGCTGCACCGGTGAAACCCACTTCACCCCACGGGTGAAACCCACTTCACCCGTGGGGTGCAACCCGCTTCACCCCACGGGTGAAACCCACTTCGTTTCAGGGGTGAAACCCACTTCACCCAAACCGTCACAGGAACCGTCAATAGAACCGTCAAGAGAGAGTACGCGCGCCAGCAAAACCGAAAAACCCGACACCACACGACTCCAGGCGCTCGCCAACCTCACCCCCGACCAGTCGCACCGGCAGCTCGCCGACGAAATCGGACTCGACCTGGACGCCGAACTCGCCAAGTTCCGCGACCATGCGATAGCCGGAGGCCATCTGCCGGCCGACCCGGCGGCGGCGTTCCGCAACTGGCTGAGACGCGGCAGGGAACTCGGCCTCGGCAACACCAGCCAGACCACGCCGGCGCTCGCAGGCGGCTTCGGCCACCCCGCACCAGCCAGGAAACCCCACCGTCACAGCTTCGGCTGCACGCACGTGCTCAACCTGCTGGGCCGTGACGCACCAGACAACGATCCGCTCGCGATGCGCGCGGCGGAACTGCTCAACCAAGGAAAAACCGAAACCGAAGCGCTCGCCGCGCTCGGATTGATGAAGGACGATTTGGAGGAAATCGCATGACCAGGAAAACCGAAGCCCTCTTGTGGGTGGACATCGAGACCACCGGCACGGATCCGCGCCACGACCTGATGCTGGAGGTCGGACTGCGGTGCACGAGCATGGACGCGAACACCGAGTACGGGCGCTACGAGTCGATAATCAAACCCGGCGTATTGCCCACGGACCAGAGCTTCGCCTACGCGCATCGGATGCATGAGGCGAACGGGCTCATCAACGAGGTCATCGACGCAAGCCCCGAACTATGCTCCACGGAGCGGGTGGCGCTCGCCGTCATCGATTTCACTCAATCGATGGCGAAGACCCGTGTGCTGCATCCGGCGGGCACGAACATGATGGGCTTCGACCTGCCGTTTCTGGAGCATTACTTGTTCACCGAGGACCAGTGGAGGCGTTTCCACAAGCTGCTCTCCTACCGCGCGTTGGACATGACCGCCATCCGGTTGACCCAAACCGCGTTGGGAGCAGACCCGTACGAGCATTACACGCAGACGAAATCGCATCGTGTGACGGACTGCCTGGACATGGACATCAGCGAATACATCGAATGGCTGGACCTCGTCAAATGAGCCGCACCAACCCCACAAGGGAAACACACAGGCTGACCGCCAGACGAGACCACTACCGGTGCCTGCGATGCGGCAACGAATTGGACCACATCTGGAGCGGCCACAGCCTCCACCACCGGCACATGAGAAGCCACCCGTTCCCCGGACTGCATTCGCCAGCCAACCTCATCCATTTATGCGGCTCCGGCACCACAGGCTGCCACGGATGGGTACACAACCATCCCAAAACGGCGATGGAATACGGGTGGATAGTCAGCATGGGCGAAGACCACCCCGAAAACATCCCCGTATGGGACGCGCACCAAGGCTGGCTGCTCCTCGACAACCAAGGCGGATACACGCTCTGCGACCGGGACGGCAACCCCAGATAACACACGCAAGCAAACCGATACGGAAACAAGCCGGCGCTCGCCGGCTAAGGGAAGGGAAACATGACGTTCGAACAGACGAACGAGAAGCAACGCCAACGCATGAAGGCGGACGCCAGGTCGCACATGGAAGCGGCCCGGATGATACTGGCCAGCCCACTCTACGCGAGGCTCAAGGGCGGCGAGGACCTGTACACGGCCGTCTGGGCGTTGTGGGAATCACTCGCCGGCACGGGATTGTCGAACATGAAGGCGGGCGCGGTATGCCACGCATGCAAGACCCATGACCTCGACCAATTGGATTGGGCGCTCACATCGATAGCCAAAACCGGGTCGATACGACCATCCTCCACACCCACCAAACACCCATTGCACTGCACCAACTGCGGCAAGGAATGCAGGCCGCACGCCGGCACCCCGATCCTCTGCAAACAATGCAAGGAAAACCTCCGAAGAAGAAAAACAAAACCATGAACAACCTGGACAAGTACATCCACCGATGCCGGTTGAACCTCGAACCACACCACCTCCAACCCGCAGACGAAACCGACGACAAACATTGCATCATCTGCGACATCAGCGGCGCTCGCCGGCATATCCGCATGGACGGTTTATGCATCAACTGCCACCTCAAATGGAGACGCAAACACGATCCCGCATACCGCAAGCGGATCAACGCCTACCAGCATCGATGGCAGCAGGAGCATCCCAACGAATTCCGCGAAATGAAACGCCGCTACGAGCAGAGGAAACGAGCAAAGGAACACCAATGAGCGTCAAAACCTACACAGACTCCACCACACGAATCATCACCAAAACCATCGAAGAACACGTCTGGGAAATCCGCTGCGACGCCATCGGATGCAACAACAGCCTCGAATTCCGGGAAAACCAGGACACCGGAGACATCACAGCAGACGGCGACTACACCGGCGACATGGACAACGAATGGCTCAACATCCACGACACCAACACCGCCATCCAAACCGCACTCCAACACGGCTGGCAAGAAGGCAACAAAGGCATCCAACGAAGCCACCTCTACTGCCCCACACACAACGAAAACCAATAAAACACCAACAACCAAAAAAGAAACAACGCCGGCGCTCGCCGGCATAGGGAAAGGAGAGCCGATGACCGCACTGCTTGCGTCACCCCTCGGCAGCATCGAAACCGGAGGACAGTCAGTCCTGTACAGATGCCATCCCCGCATGATGTACGACGAATCCGTACGGAAACCCTTATTGGACATTCTGGGCAGATGGGCCCTGCATCTCATGTGCGACGCGGAGGAAGCATGAGCCAACGATGTGACCCGCACGGGCCAGGATGCTACTACCGTTGCCCGATCTGCGGTCAATGGTGGTGCTACGACCCGCGAGACGGATTCTGGGAATCAATCAGCACGATCAAAATGTTCTTCCTCCTGCACAATGTGTGGAGGCAGGAACGCAAACACAGGAAGGCGACTCATGGGCGAACCGATTGACCTCACCCAACAGGCCCTCGACGCATTGGCCTCATCGGGTCTGGGAAACGACAGTCCGGCCGAGGCGTTCGTCATCGGCTATCGGAATGGATGGCAGCAAGCCGTCGACCTGTGCATACGAATCGAAACGGCACTCAACGACGAAACGGAGGAAACCGATGACCGCACTGCTTGACGAACGATTGCGCGTCTTAGCGGCGCAGACCCACACGCTCGAGGAGAAAGTGAGCTCTCTCGGCTGGATGGCCGGCAGCGACTCGCAGACGCTGAAATCAATGACCCGTGCCCAGGCGCATCTCATGCTCGCCGAATACGACCTGTTGGATGCGCTCGAAGCAGGCAAAAAGGAGGAAAACCAATGAGCAGTGAGAAACCATTCTGGGAGGGCAAGACCTGCAAGGAGATGGCCGGACTGCACGTCAAGGCCACATGGAAGAACGGCACCATTGTTACTGGAGTGTTAGATGACACAGGAGATATTGATTTAGGCGATAACCGTTCTTTGTACACGTCACGCGGCTATGACTCTTCCTGTGATTTTGAGCCAACAGACAATATCCAATCCATCGAACTGTTGGATGACCCCGAGTATGAGCGCATCGACAACATCGAAAACGTGCAGGTGGGCGATATTGCCTGCACGACGGAGGGAAACCATTTCCGCGTCATCGATCTCAAGCCTGACCCTCTAGGCGACATGCTCCTGCGTATCCGCATCAGCGAGATAGACGGTGAGTACTGCATCGACTCCGATGATTTCGCCTACGCTTTGCGTCGGAAGCCGAAGCTGCCCGACCATGACGGGTTGTGGTGGGATAAGGACAATGCCTTGTGGAGCGTCGCCATCTCCGGCCTGGACAATTCGAAGTTGGTCGCTTTGCTTATCGGTGACCCGGAATCCCCCGTCACCGGGTCTGTTTGGTCGGGCCTCAACAGCAAGCACGTGACCTCTCAAGCTCCGTTCCGTCCGGCCAAGGCGGTGGAAGCATGAACATCCACCCGATCATTGATGAACCTCCATCGTTTCCGCAAACTGTCTTACGCCTGCTCACAGGAAGCACTCATTGCTGTGACTGGTGCGAGAAACGCTGGATCAAGGTTCACCGCACTGGCCAATTGGAATGCCGAAACCGTCGATGTCCCTACTGCGGGCAATACGGATGCCCCCGAGCCGAAAAACACTGGAAGAAATGCCCCGTGTGGAATCACATGACCCCGCCTGCATGGCTATACCCCGTGTTGAATCGGCTCTGCGAAAGAGATCTGCAACGAATGGCGAAGAAATCGAGGAATGATGCGTGACACGATTCTGTGCCTATGCGACCTGACCGGTGTCATGGCCCGCCCTTGGGTGGAACACGGGTATCAAGCCGTGTTGGTGGACCCGCAGCATGGTTGCGACCATGAAGACGGTGCCTACCTGAAACTGGCTTGCACCATCGAGGAAGCGTTCGACCAGATCAGCGTACTGGTCCGTTCCGGCCGGCTCGCGTTCGTGGCCGGGTTCCCGCCATGTACGGATATGGCGGTGAGTGGAGCGCAATGGTTCGCCCGTAAGTACGAGGCCGACCACATGTTTCAGGCGAAGGCCGTGAGCGTTGCCGAACAATGCCGGGTGATCGGTGAAATGAGCGGCGTCCCGTACATGGTTGAGAACCCGGTGAGCGTACTCAGCCGTGTTTTTGGCAAACCCTCCCACACGTTCGACCCGTGCGACTACACGGCCTACGAGCCCTTGGACAATTACACGAAAAAAACGTGCCTTTGGACGGGGGGGGATTCCAGATGCCGGCTCCTGACCGGAATCGTATCTGGTACATGAGCGGCAAGGACAGAGCCAACAACCGAAGCAAGACGCCGCTCGGCTTCGCCCGCGCGGTTTACGAAGTCAACCAAGGAAAGGCAACGGAAGAATGAATCTTTTAGATGAAACCAAGAGTGCGATCTCACGAAGCAAGCATTCGACCGATGACGTTCGATTCGTCGGCTCCCGCGACGGGAAGCTGGGAATTCCGTGGAGTCAGGCCGAAAAGGTGCTCGACATCGATTACGACGACGGATACGGCAGTCAGGAGATAGCCGCCGATCTGGTCGTGGCGTTCACTGATGGCGGGTTCCTGCGCCGCGAGGAATACGACGGCAGCGAATGGTGGGAGTACGAGCCTCCGTTCAGAGTCCCGACATCGCAGAAGCCGTTCAAACTCGTGAAGCTGACCAGCTATTCCACACAGTTGCTTGTGGACATCAATTACCCGATGGAGGCAACGGAAGAATGAGCAACTTTTACACGGCGGGGGCGGCCGCCATGACCTCGAACAAGGACGATTGGGAGACCGCAGAAACTGTCATGCAGGCACTGCAACAGGCAATCAAGGAAGCGGACGATGAGTGACAAGGCGATGCCGTTGGGCAAGAAGTTCAAGGTCCGGTTGACCATCACGCCGGAGGAAACCGGAACGCCCGTGGACATGCTGGGATTCACGTTCACCAGCGGCAAGAACGGGCATACGACACTGAACGCACAGTACAGCAACATTCCCAAACTGGTTGACGACGGGCTCGACTCACTGTCGATTCTCGTGATCCTCAAAACACTGGAGATGTGGGCCCAGAAGGGATATGAGCTGTGCCAGCCCATCGTTCAACGATTTTACGGAGGCAGACGATGAGCTATAAGGCGAAGATATTCACCCGCGAGGAGTTTCGAGAGGTCGTCGCAGCCGCCATCTACGACTACGAACAAGCGCCCGCGAAATGCCTCTACACGACCAAGGATGCGGCAGACCAACTCTACGGCCATTACGGCGAGGAAACCGAGGTGGAGGAATGAACGGAGTACAGCTTACCAACCATCTGACCGCGCAATTCAGGGCATCAGACATAAGCCGGTACGAGGCCAGAATCACCGAGGACGGCGGCTTCAGAGACTACCTGTACGCCATGAGCCTCAAACGCCTCAAACGCAAGTGCGAGAGGTACGCGAAACGTGAACGCAAGGCCATCGAATATGTCACCACACTCAAGGAGGAATCATGAGCGCGACGAACAACCAGCGTGAGATGATACTCAAATGGCATAAAGGCAAGGCCGCGACACCCGAGTACACGGCGAAACTCCTCGGTTTGCCGTTGAGCGAGGTGCTGTACGTGATCGAGCATCCCGAACCGCCGAAACCACGCGCGGACGTGCGGACACCGGAATTCATCGAACCGAAGTTCGACGTATAGACGGGTATACGCATGTATACACGCGCATAAAGATACATAAAACGAAACCCTCCACCAATAGGCGGAGGGCACGCTCACCAAAGCACAATCATAGCCGAACGTGGAGGGTTTCAAACAATGTTCACCCAAACCGAACCATGCCAATACTGCGGCAACCAGCAGGTCGAGAAACCATGGACGCTCTGCCAGGACTGCCGACGCACCTACGCGAAAACACTCCACCAGCTGTGCCGCAACATGCAACTGTTGCAGCGGGTCGCACGGCATGAGTACAAGCTCGGCGAACCGGGCAGCGGCGGGAAACCGCAGGGCGGCGAAGCGCCCAGCCCCGTCAACATGCACGCCATCGACCTGCTGGACAAAGCCGAAAGCCTGTTGCAGGACGCATGGTACGACGCGGGAGCCGTGTGGAGCGACAGATGGCAACGGCTCATCCCCCGAATGCAGACCAGGCTCGCATGGCTGTGCAAGGCGACGAACGCCGGTCGGTTCCTGCGCCAGCTCGTCAAAATGAACCGGCGCATCGAACCATTGGTGGACCGCAGGCCTCGCACACGCCGCATCATCGGCGTATGCCCAGAATGCAAACGCGAGATACAGGCCGCGAAGGGCGAATCGCTGCTACTGTGCAAATGCGGCAACCCCATCAACGTGGCGGAGCTGCGCGAGCGGAGCCGAGACAAGGCCGAGGCAATCCACCTGACCAAGACCCCTGCGGGCATGAGCCAGTGGCTCAAGGACAACTACGGATACGAGGTCAGCCGCAAGCAGATCAGCAACTGGCTCAACCGCGGCAAGCTGCCCAGCAGCAAGCCGGTCGATGACGGCTACTGGGAGTTCAACATACGGGAGATTCTGGCGTTGGCGATGGGTTCCAGCGGCCGCCCGGCTTGACATAGTGTAGCCTGTGAGATACAATAAGGGTATGGAAATCAAGCAAACCGCCGAATACCGCAAGTGGTTCAAGAAACTCAGGAACCGCGAGGCGAAAGCCGCCATCCAAGCCCGGCTCGACGCCTGCAAGCTCGCCGGCAGGCCGTTCGGCGACATCAAACCCGTGGGAGGCCCGGTCAGCGAGATGCGGTTCCACATCGGAGCCGGATACCGCGTCTACTTCACCACGCGCGGCAACATGCTCATGCTGCTGCTCGCAGGCGGCGACAAAAGCACCCAGCAGACCGACATCAAACAAGCCCACGCCATACTCGACGACTACAAGGAGCAGCAATGAGCACCGAAATCACCGACTACGACACCAGCGAATACCTCGAAAACGAACAGGACATCATCGCCTACCTCAACGCCATAGCCGAATACGACGACCCCGCACTCATGCAGGCCGCACTCGGCAACGTCGCCAAGGCTCGAGGCATGACCCAGATCGCCAAGGACGCGGGCGTGGGGCGCGAAAGCCTCTACAAAAGCCTCAGCAAGGACGGAAACCCCAGCTTCCAGACCATCGCCAAGGTAATCCACGCCCTCGGCGGACGCCTCACCATCCAAGCCGCCTGAAAAAACAAAACACAGACAGGAGTAGGGTGAATCCACCCCGTGGTATACTCCGTATCAGGATAAGTGCGAAAGCTTCTGGGACATACATCTCAGGGGCTTTACTTATACCCACCTATGCGCGTAGCTCAGCCGGTAGAGCGGCGGTCTCCAAAACCGCAGGTCGTCGGATCGAAGCCAACCGCGCATGCCACGGCTTGCGTACGGTAGAGGACTAACCGGCCATCGCAGTGATTGCGACGGCGTGGTCAAAACAGACTAACCATGTCGGGCCACCGCGAATTCGAATCTCGCCCAAGCCACCAAACACACAGGATGGGAACATGAGCAACAAGGCAGGCTCAGGCCGATACCAAAATGGAGCAGCCCGCCGCAAATGCAAGGCCAGACACATCGCGGCCGAAGGACCAATACCGATCTGCCCGCTGTGCGGCAAACCCATAGACCTCACGCTCAAAACACCACACCCACTCAGCTGCGAACTCGATGAGATCATCCCATACAGCCGAGGCGGATCACCAACCAGCTATGACAACACACAACTCACACACAGAATCTGCAACCAAAGAAAAAGCAACAAAATAATCGCCAACACCACAGGCCACCAAAACACAAAAAAACAACCACAAAACACCATCCCAATCAGCCGCCAATGGTAACCGGGGGCCATACCCTCCCCCTCCCATGCAAGGCTCCCCACAGGTCATAGCGCCCGCATCCCCCCGCAACCCGTGTGGAGTATCGTACGTTTGGCCGCTGGGGTGTCTGCGACCGCCCGTGGAAGCCGTTCCGGCATGGTTCTGATGTTTTTGCCCCGTTGTTTTCCGAGGCTGTTACGTTTGATTCTCCGCAGTTTTGATATGTCACGAAATTAGTGTTGCGAATCATTGGAATATATGCTATAGTTATGGCTATGGTCAACCAATGTAGGAATTGCGGCCACTTCTTCCAATCCACACCAAACCCTAGGCGTCCGAGACTGTTTTGCTCGGACAGATGCCGCAAGGCGTGGAGCCGCAAACATCAGATACCCCAAGAGCTCAAGTCGCTGCTCCGTTGGGTGCGCGCCGATGGCAAGCGCCCGATCCGGTGCGATGGTTCGCCGGCCAGTTCGACCGACCCCGATACCTGGGCGTCATACCCGGAGGTCATGCGCTCGAAGGCCGGTGACGGTTACGGCATCATGCTCGGCGACGGGCTTGCGTGCTGGGATTTCGACTATGTTGATTTGACCAGTCCGCCCGCGAAGGCGTTGGAGCTGCTGCCGGAAGCGATCTATGCGGAGGTTTCGACCAGCGGTCACGGGCTGCATGTGTTCGTCCTGTCGTCGGAGCCGAGTTTCCGGCGTGCCGGCGTTGAGTTTTATTCGCGTTCGCGGTTTATTCGCATGACGGGAAGGAGGTGGCCGAAGTGACCACGGTTATCCGCAATCAGGGTACGAGTCTGGCGGTGCGCGAGAAGCTGGCCGCCGATGGCAAGCCCGTGTTGTTGGCGTTTTCGTGCGGCAAGGATTCCATCGCCGCGTGGCTTGCGATGCGGGATATGGGCATCGAGGTCGTTCCCGCGTACTTGTACTATGTGCCCGGTTTGAGGTTCGTGGACGAGGAGCTTGATTATTTCGAGCAGAAGTTCCAGACCCGAATCAAAAGGTATCCGCACCCGTCGCTGTACCGTTGGCTGAACAATGCGGTGTTCCAGGCTCCCGAACGGTTGCGCTATATCGAGGCGGCGCGGTTGCCGGAGCCGTCGTATGAGCAGATGTGGGATTTCATCCGCGCCGACATCGGTTTGGATAAGAGCACGTGGTGCGCGGATGGCGTGCGTGCCGCCGATTCGATTCAGCGTCGTGGCGCGTTCGTCCAGTACGGGTACTGGCGGCGCAATCTCAAGAAGGTCAGTCCTATCGGGGATTGGCTCAAGGGCGAGGTGCTGGACTGCATCAGATCGCATGATATCGAGCTGCCGTGTGATTATGCGTGGTTCGGGCGTTCGTTCGATGGCATCGACAAGCGTTTCACCAAGGTGCTCAAGGACAAGGCTCCGGACGATTACGCGACGCTGCTTGAATGGTTCCCTTTGTTGGAGGTGGATCATGTCAGGTGATTTCAAGTTCAATTTTTCCAAGAAGTCCAAGGGCAAGAAGGCTGTGAAGCCGGTGCCGGAGAATCTGGACGAGAACGCGAAGGAGTACCGGGAGCGCGCCCGTGCGGAGCGCAAGCGTTTCGTGGATGCGACCGACACCGAGTTCTGGCTGTGCCTGTGTTTCCCCTCCCCCGTTGAGATGGCGCGGTGGTGTGAACGGTATGGTTTCGGCGATGAACACCGGATCTATGCGTACCGTGATGTCGAGAAGCTGCTCGCCCCGTACAAGCCGGCCAAGTCGTCCGCCGTGGCGTTCGGTGCCGGCGTCGGCTTCGGTGGTGGTCTCGGGTTCGCGGAGAAGACGCCCGACCCGCTCGCCGATGTCAAGTACTCCGATGATCTGGAAAAGGATTGTCTCGCCGAGTTCGCCGCCCTGCACAGGGCGCTGGTCGAGGCTCGCAGTCCCAGGAAGCTCGTGGAGCCGACCGATTCCGAATACTGGTTCGCCATCGCGTTCCCGTTGCGAGACGACAAGGACTCTTTCCTTGCCGCGTACGGTCTTCGAAAGCTCGGCGACAAGTACATGGACGGCATGGCCGTCATGAAGAAACTTGGCGGGTGATGTTCCGCCTCCTAGAGTTTGGCCGCTGTGATTCGCAGCGGCTTTTCTTATGCCACGAAAGGAGGTGGATTATGCGAAACCTGTTCCAGCGTGCCGGCAATGCGGTGCGTAACGTTGCCGGTCGTATCCGCAGCGCTTTTTCTCGCGGAGGCTCGCGTTCCTCAGGCTCCTGACATTTAGATTCGAGGTGATCCAGTTGGCCAAGACCACGATAACGCAGCCGACGCTGCCTGACGGCATCGAATGGCCGGAGGCTACCGTGCGCTGGTGGGAGCATTTGGCTTCCACCCCCGGCGCGGACTCGTGGACCGAGGCCGACTGGGACAACCTCATGAACGCCGCCCTGATCCACGCGGACATCTGGGGTTCCGGCAATTTCGCCAGCGTGCCCATACTGAACAAGCTGTTGCAGGATTACGGGATCACGCCAGCCGCACGCAGCCAGATCACGCAGGCGAAAGTGAAACAGCAGGAGCGGCATACGCCGCTCGATGAGATAGCCGAACGACGGAAGCTGAGGGTGATCGAGGGTGGCAAGGCGAAGAGGCGTACAGGAACCTAGCTTCGCTCTGGTTCCCAAGCACGCGCAGTCCGAGGGAGGCGAGGCGTGCGCGCTCGCAGCCGGCTACGACATGAAGCCGGATAAGTGGCAGCGTATCGTGCTTGATGGGTGGCTCGCCACGGATTCGAAGCTGCAATGGGCGGCGTCGGATTGCGGGTGCGCGGTGCCGCGCCAGAACGGCAAGAACGCGATTCTTGAGTTCACGGAGCTGTACCTTGCCGCGATCCTCGGTATGAAGATCCTGCACACGGCGCATGAGGTGAAGACCTGCCGCAAGCATTTCCTGCGCATGAAATACTACTTCGAGAACGCGAGCAAGTTCCCCGAACTGTCGGAACTGGTCACCTACATTCGGGCCACGAACGGCCAGGAGGCCATCGTGTTGAAGAACGGTGGCAGCATTGAGTTCATCGCCCGTTCGAAGAGTTCGGGCCGTGGCTTCACGGTGGACGTGCTGGTGTGCGACGAGGCGCAGGAGCTGACCGACGAGCAGATGGAGGCCATACAGCCCGCCATCTCGTCGGCACCCTCCGGCAACCCGCTGACCATCTACACGGGCACCCCCACACCGCCGACCTCGCCGGGCACGGTGTTCGCGCGCATGCGCCGCAACGCGCACAGGGACAAGCCGCCGAAGAACCTGTGCTGGTTCGAATGGGCGGCGACCGAGATAGGCGACGTGCACGACCAGCAACGCTGGTACCAATACAATCCAAGTCTCGGCACCCGACTGCTGAAAAGCGTGGTCGTTTCCGAGTCGGAGAAGATGACCCCTGACGGTTTCGCCCGCGAACGTCTCGGCTGGTGGAACGATCAGGCCGGCGCGCTGTCCGACATCGACTTGGATGCTTGGGCCGAATGCAAGACCGACAAGCCCTGCATGGACGGCTACAACTCGTATGCGGTCAAGTTCAGCGCGGACGGCGCGAACGTCACCCTCGTGGCGTGCGTGCGCCCGCCCCGCAAGTCTGGTGAATTGCCGCACGTGGAGGTCATCGCCTCGCGCAGCATGCGTGGCGGCACCGGCTGGCTGGCCGACTGGCTGACCGCCGAGAAAGACGGTGCGGAACGGTGGCGCAACGCCGTCGGCATCATCATCGACGGGCGCGTGGGAGCGCCCACCCTGGTCAACAGCCTCATCGACAAGGGCGTGTCCAAAAGAGTGATCGTGGTTCCGCGCCCTTCCGACGTGGCGGACGCTTGTTCGATGCTCGAACAGGCCGTGAACGACCATGGGCTTACCCATTTCGGCCAGCCTCTGCTTGACGAGGCGGTGGGTCATGCGAAGCACAGGAAAATCGGAGACGGGTTCGGCTACGAGACGTCCATGGAGAACATCGACGTGAGTCCCGTGGAAGCGGTGGCTCTCGCGTATTGGAACGTCAAGACTTCCAAACGTCATCCGGGCAGAAGAGCGAAGGCGGTGGCATTCTGATGCAGATTCCCAGTCTTGAAGGCGTGCAGGTCGATAATCTGCCCGACGAGTGCCGAGAACCGTGGGATTTGATGATACGTCAATGGTCCCAGAAGCTCGAACGTAACCTTTTGCGCACCAAATACTACGACGGACGAAACGAGCTTAAGAATCTGTCCATCGCCGTGCCGGACAGCATGGCGGGGATAAGCGAGGTCGTGGGCTGGCCGCAGAAATCGGTGGACGCTTTGGCCGACCGCATCGTGTTCGATGGTTTCGTCGGAGTCGGCGACGACGGCCGCGACCCGTTGGGTTTGGATTCGATTCTTTCCGACAACGACTTCGACGTGGAACTGCCGCAGGCCATCCGCAGCGCTCTCACCCACTCATGCTCGTTCCTGAACGTCCGCAGCGCGGAACCGGAAGATGGTCTGCGTTCCAAGGTGTCGGTATCGTTCCGCAGCGCGCTCTATGAGACCGGCCTGTGGGATTACGCCCGTCGCGGCCTGTCGGCGGCGTTGTCGATAACCGATATCGACCGTTCCCAGTACGCGCAGGCGAACACCATCGTGCCTTCCGAGCTCATGCTCTACATGCCCGGCTACACGATTCGTATACGCCGCGCGCAATCAGGCCGCTATCATGCGGACGCTCCCCGGAACACGTACATGGATCATGTGCCCGTTTACCTGATCCCCTACCATCAGGACCTGAACCGCCCCTTCGGCCGCTCGCGCATCAGCCGCGAGGTCATGAGCATCACCGACACGGCGGTTCGCACCATGCTGCGCATGGAGGTAAGCGCCGAATTCTATTCGAGCCCGCAACGCTACCTCATCGGCGCTGACGAGCCGCCCGAGGACAAGAACGGCAAGAAGCTGACCGGCTGGGAAGCCACCATCTCGAAGATGCTCAACATCAGCCTCAACGAGGACGGCCAAGCGCCCGTCATCGGCCAGTTCACGCAGATGACCATGCAGCCGCACACCGACATGCTTCGCGCCCTCGCGGCACGCATGAGCGGCGCGACCGGCGTGCCGCTCAGCCAGTTCGGCGTGATGACGGATTCCGGCCCTTCTTCTTCGGAAGCGATCATGGCGGCGGAAAGCGAACTTGTCATCGAGGCGAAGAACGCCTGCCGCGCCATCGGCGTGCAGCTACGCAAGGCCGCGAGGGACATCGCCATCCTCAACGGCACCAGCGAGGACAGCGACGAGCTCAATCGGTTGCAGGTCAACTGGCGTGACCCCGAACGCCCATCGCAGGCCGCGCTCTCCGATGCCATCGTGAAGCAGGTGACGGCCATTCCATGGCTCGCCAACTCCGACGTGGTGTTGGAGAAGCTCGGCTACACGGATTCCGACATCACACGCCTGTTGGTCGACAAGCGCAAGGCCGAGACCCGCAGCGTGCTTGACTCCCTCGTGAACGGAGGCAATAAGGATGACGGACAACCGGCAACTGGAACAGCTGCAAGCCAGCCAAGCTCGGGCGGTGGAACTGGCACGCCGCGATCTGGCGAAACTGTGGGAGACGCTGCAACAGCTCAGCCCTGAATGGCAGCGTGACATGCTGCTCGACTACGTGCCGCAACTGGTCGTCAAATACGGCGACCTCGCGGCGCAGGCCGCCTATGAATGGTATATGCGCGTCCGTGGCGAATCGGTGCCCGACCCGTGGGAGTACGACCTGTCCGACTCGTTTCCCGGTGATGGCATCGACAAGACGATACGCTGGCAGGCCGGCCGCCTGTGGACGGACCCGCAGACCATGCAGGCGTTTCTGGTCGGCGCGATGCAACGCTGGGTCATGTATTCGGGGCGTGAAACCGTTGCACGCCTGTGCGAGCACGACCCGTCCGAACCCCGGTACGCGCGTGTGCCGAGAGGCGCGAAGACGTGCGCGTTCTGCACGATGCTCTGCTCGCGCGGCTGGGTGTACCGCAGCGAGAAGACCGCGAAATACGTCAAAGGCTCGTTCAGACTGTTCCACGACGACTGCGACTGCCAGATCGTGCCCGAATGGGACAGGGACCAAGCTCACATCGAGGGTTATGACCCTGACCGCATGTACTCGGAATACATGCACGCCCGCAGCCTCATCGAGAACGGCGGCCTGGACGACGACACCTATCGGATGATAAAGGCCACCACAAAAGGCAATCCCGACAATCCCAACGACCCGAACACGCTTGTCTACCTGATGCGCCGGCTTTACCCAGACCGATACAAGGACGGGTATGGAGTACCCAGACCGTCCCGTTCGCACTGAATTTTCCCCAACCACCCGCACGGGTGGTTTTTTATGCCCGAAACGGGCCCGAACCACAGGAGGAACCATGACCGAAGAGGCCAACGGTAACCAGCAGGCGGCATCGACCGAGAACGGAGCGAAGCCGCCCGAAATCGACTACGAGGCCAAATACAAGGAGGCCGTCGCCCATTCCCGCGAATGGGAGAAACGCGCCAAGGACAACAAGACAGCCGCCGACGAACTGCAACAGCTCAAGGAGGCCCAACTGTCCGAAGCCGAAAAGACAGCCAAGCACATCAAAGAGCTTGAAGCCAAGAACGCTGCCTACGAGGCGGAAAAACAGCAGAACGAATGGAAGACGCAGGTCTCCAAGGAAACCGGCGTGCCCATCGCACTGCTCCACGGCTCCACCCTCGAAGAAATGCAAGCCAACGGCAAGGCGCTCGCCGACTACATCGCCGAGAAGACCAAGCCGAAGGTGCACGCCTCCTCCGAATCCAACCAGCCTCCCGCGCCATCCGACACATCCGGCGATTGGCTTCGCGATCAGTTCCTCAAGCAGAAACGCAAATAATCCACCTCATAGAAAGAAGGTATGACGATGACTTCCAACGTGAACTCCATCATCACCAGCGGCGACCTCGGCGGCGGACTCATCCCCACCGAATACGCCACCCAGATTATCCAGGACGCTCCCAAGTCGAGTGTGTCCCTGACCCGTATGCGTCAGATTCGCATGAGCACCCGCACGCGCACGCAGCCGGTGCTTGACTCCAAGCCGATCGCCTACTGGGTGGGCGGTGATACCGGCCTGAAGCAGACCACGAAGATGAAGTGGTCGGGCCTGAGCATCACGGCCGAGGAGCTTGCGGCCATCGTGCCCATCCCCGAAGCCGTTATCGCGGATTCCGGCATCCCCATCTGGTCGGAGGTCATGCCGCGTCTGGCTTCCGCGCTCGGCTACAAGCTGGACCAGGCGACACTGTTCGGCGTGGACAAGCCTTCCAGCTTCCCTGACGGCATCATCCCGCAGGCCATCGCGGCGCACAACACGCTCACCCAGGGCAAGGATCTCGCCAAGGACGTTGCCAGCATGGGTCAGAAGCTCGCCGAACAGGGCTTCGCCATGAACGGCTTCGCCAGCAAGCCGGGCCTGAACTGGGAGCTTATCGGCCTGCGCAACGCCAACGGCAGCCCGATCTACGTGCCGTCCCTCGCCTCGGGGGCCCCGTCCACCCTGTACGGCTTCGGTCTCAACGAGGTAGACAACGGCGCGTGGGATGCCACCAAGGCCGTGCTGCTCGGCGCGGACTGGTCGAACTTCGTGGTCGGCATCCGTCAGGACATCACCTACAAGATGCTTGACCAGTCGGTTATCTCGGACGATAACGGCAAGGTGATTCTGAACCTCGCCCAGCAGGACTGCGTCGCCATGCGCGTCGTGTTCCGCGTCGGCTTCCAGATCGCCAACCCCATCAACGACGTGCAGTCGGACAAGAGCAAGCGCTTCCCCGCGTACGTCATCGCGCCGGCCACCGGAACGTCGGTGGCCACCGGAGTGTGATGGCCATGGGACTGAACAAGCAGATACAGTTCGTGCGTCAACCGAAGCCGACTGACGGCGAGATTATCGCTCAGGTGGCCGTTTTTGACGGGGAAGGCAATCCGGTCGATGTAGGCGGCGCTCCCACCGTCGACACGCTTGCTGGCGCCACCGGCACCGGCAAGGCGGTGCTCAAGGCCACGGATGCGGCGGAGGCGCGCAAGGCCATTGGCGCGGGAACGTCCAGCTTCAGTGGAAGCTACAACGACCTGTTGAACAAGCCGACGATTCCGCCAGCCTACACGCTTTCC